ATGCAAGTTGCTAGTAAAACTTCTGCATCTGCAAATGCCACTGTATCAATATTTACTCTCGGTTTTAATTCGGTATATAAACTGTCAACCGATTATGTTGAAAGTAATACTGTAAACGGTAATACAACTGTAGCCAATATAACAAGATCTTGGCAGTTTGCCAATCGTACAAATGGTGCACCTGCAACTTCTAATTATGTTGCTAACTTTGGTAATTCTGCCGCGATTGATACAATGCACGTAGTAGTAGTTGACCAAGATGGTCAATTTACAGGTGCACCGGGTTCTATACTTGAAGTATTCCAAAATCTCTCACGTGCAACTGATGCAAAATCTGATAATGGCGCTTCTCTATACTATAAGACAGTAATTAATGATAATTCTGCTTATGTATGGTGGGCAAATGATCGCACGAATGCAAATTCGGCTACAGCATTGAATATTACTTCATCAACAAATGTAACACCCCTTACATTGGATTTTGTTGGTGGTACCGATGGTCATACTGAAAGTAATGTCCCTGTAGGTATTCTTGCAACTGGATACGATCTATTTAATTCAACCGAACAAGTTGATATTTCATTAGTTCTTCAAGGTAAACCAACAGGTGGCTCAACTATAATAAATGGCCAAACTGTTGCTAACTTCCAACTCGCTAATTATATTATCCAAAATATTTGTGAAACACGCAAGGATTGCATAGCATTTATTTCACCGGATGATGCAACGGCTCGTTCAAATCCAGGCAATGAATCAATTTCAATTGTTAATTGGTTTGGTGCAATAACAGATTCAACATATTATGTTTCAGATAGTTCATATAAGTACATGTATGACCGTTATAATGATGTATATCGTTATGTTCCATTAAACGGTGATATTGCTGGTCTTTGCGCAAGAACAGAAGCCACAAATGATGCTTGGTGGTCACCTGCTGGATTCAATCGTGGTCAAATAAGAAATATTGTAAGATTGCGTTATAATCCAACTTCGGTAAGTAGAGATCTTCTTTATAAAAACTCTGTAAATCCTGTCGTTACATTCCCGGGTCAAGGTACTGTTCTATTTGGTGATAAAACAGGGACCAAAAAGCCTTCAGCATTCGATCGTATTAATGTGCGTCGTCTGTTTATCACACTTGAAAGAGCTATTGCAAGTGCTTCAAGATTCTCACTGTTTGAGTTCAATGATGAGTTTACTAGATCACAATTCAGAAATCTAGTGATTCCTTATCTTCGTGATGTTCAAGCTCGTCGTGGTATTATTGACTTCCTGGTTGTGTGTGATGGATCAAATAACACTGGCGATAGAATTGACCGCAATGAATTCTGGGGTGATATCTATATCAAACCAAATCGTTCAATTAACTTCATTCAGTTAAATTTCGTTGCTGTTAGAACTGGTGTTCAATTCTCAACAATCATCGGTAATTTCTAATAAATAAAGAATAGGAGTTAAATAAATGGCATTTAATATTAATGAATTTAGAAAACAAGGTCTTGCAAGTGGTGGTGTAAGACCATCACTGTTTGAAGTTGTAATTTCACCGGGTATTGGTGAAGATACTGCTACTCTTACAAAATTTACTTTTACATGTGAAGCTTCTGAAATTCCAGATGCAACAATAGGTTCAGTGCAAGTTAGTTATTTTGGTCGTCAAATTAAATTAGCTGGTGATCGTACATATCAAGATTGGAGTGTAACTGTTATTAATGATGAAGATTTCACTGTTAGAAATATGTTTGAAGCATGGTCAAATCAGATGAATCAGTTTGTAGGTAATCTAAAGCTTAGTAAAAATAATAGCTATAAAAACGGATCTGCTATTGTAACACAATATGGTAAGTCCGGTGATAAACTTAGATCCTATGAATTTGTTGGTATTTTCCCAACTGTTATTAGTAATATTGGACTTAATTGGGGTGAACAAAACCAAATTCAAAGATTTGGTGTAACATTCTCATATGATTATTGGGTACCATTGGTTACTAATACCACACTGCCTATCGATACTGGTATGCCGGGTGGTACAAGAGCCCCGGTTTAATAAGTATAAGTAGTATTGAATAACATATTAAAGGGAAATATTTCCCTTTAAATTATGGAAAAATAAATGAAATTATTTGGCTTTGAATTTAAAAGAAATATTCCTGTAGATACAGCTCCATCATTTGCTCCTCAAGAGTCTGATGATGGAGCCGTTGTTGTTGCTGCAGGTGGTTCTTATGGTACATATATTGATCTCGATGGCACCGTAAGAACTGAAGCTGAATTAGTCACTAAGTATAGAGAAATGTCATTGCAGCCAGAAATTGATGCTGCAGTTGACGAAATTATCAACGAATCAATTGATATTGATGAAGAAACAGTAGTTAATATTGATCTTGATAAAATAGAAATATCCGATAAACTTAAAAAAGTTATTCGTGAAGAATTTCAAAATGTTCTCAGTCTATTAGATTTTAATAGAAGAGCATATGAAACATATCGCCGTTGGTACATTGATGGTAGACTTTATTATCACGTTGTAATTGATGAAACTGATACGAAAGCCGGTATTAAAGAACTTCGATATGTTGACCCACGAAAGATTAGAAAAATTCGTGAAATCGCTAAACGAAGAGTACCAGGTGGTGGTGATGGTGGTGTTGCTGTAATACCAAAAACACAAAATGAATATTTTATTTTTAATGATAAAGGTTTTAATTATGGTAATAAAGCTGTTGGGCCTTCGACTACTGGTTTAAAGATTGCTAAAGATTCTATTGTGCATGTGATGTCTGGTTTAACAGATACTCAAGGAACAATGGTTCTTTCATATATGCATAAAGCAATTAAGGCGTTAAATCAATTACGCACACTGGAAGATGCATTGGTCATTTATCGTCTTGCCCGTGCCCCAGAACGTCGTATTTGGTATATTGATGTTGGTAATCTACCGAAGATGAAGGCAGAACAATATGTTCGCGATATTATGGTCAAACATAAAAATCGTTTGATTTATGATGGCGCTACTGGTGAAGTTCGTGATGATAGAAAATTTATGACTATGCTTGAAGATTATTGGCTACCTCGCCGTGAAGGTGGTCGCGGGACTGAAGTCACTACACTTCCAGGTGGCCAAACTCTTGGTGAAATGGATGATGTTTTATATTTCCAAAAGAAATTATATCAAACATTGAATGTACCAATTGGTCGTTTAAATTCTGATACACTATTTTCAATCGGAAGAGCAACAGAAATAACAAGAGACGAAGTAAAATTTGCTAGATTTATTACTCGTCTACGTTCCAGATTTTCTACATTATTCACACATGTATTGGAAAAACAATTAGTACTCAAACAAATTATGAGTATTGAAGATTGGGAACAAATTGAAAGTAAAATTAAATATAAATTTGCCAAAGATAATTATTTTACTGAATTAAAAGATGCCGAAGTACTTCAAAGTAGAACTCAATTAATGATGACTATGGAACAAGGTGGATTGATTGGTAAATATTATTCACACAAATGGGCTCGTAGAAATATTCTACAACAATCAGACGATGATATTGAAGAACAAGATAAAGAAATAAATATTGAAATGGAATCAGGTGATCCTCGTTGGATGAGTCAAGAGCAACAACAACAAGCTATGATGGATCAACAAAATCAACAATCTATGATGGATGATCAACAACAACAGCAGCAACAACCTGATAATAATGCTGATGAACCTAATAATGATCCAGCTGCAGCAAAACAAGAGCAATTACGACAGGCAGAAATTACAGTCAAGCAAATGAAACAGAAGGGAGTTGCAAATCGCTCTATTCAAGATGAATCTAAATATAAATCAGCTGTTCAAATTTTAGCAAGAAATAAATAGGAGAGTGAATAATGACAGAAATTGAATATAGACTGGCGGATCTTATTAATTTTAGTTCCAGCCAAAAGCCTATTGAATTTGGTGATGCATTTAAATCTATTATAACAGATAGAATTTCATCGGCAATTGAAGCTCAAAAAGCCGATATTGCAAAATCAATATTTAATGATGGTCCTGAGGATGATGAAGATGATGAAGACTTTTTTGATGATGAAGATGATTTTGAATCAGAAGAGTAAGGAAAACTTAAAATGCCTAAGTTATTAAAAGATATTCTAGATGGTGTAAAAAAATCGAAGGTTGTACCGGGTTCTACTGGTTCTGATCCAGGTGTAGACTATGCTCCAAAGGCTCCAAACGAACAAGAGTTTGTAAAGAAGCATGAGCGTGAAAAACATGAAGATCGTGTTGGAAACGGTGATGACATTTATCAAGCCACAAATATCAAGCCATCTCTTGCAAAAGAAACAGAACACGGCCGTAAGGATATTAAAGCTTCTGAAAAAGTTAACGAAGCTGCAAAATGCAATATGACTGAAGAAGGTACATATTGTCCAGTTCATGAAATGGCTGATTGTTCTAAGTCAACAAAGACTCTCAGAGAAGTTCTGACAAAGGAGACTTCAGCTGGAGAAATCATCAAGGACTTCCGTAAGTCAAAGGATCCGAAGTTCGCTGGTAAATCGGGAGAAGAACGTCAGCGTATGGCTCTCGGCGCTTATTACAGCATGCACCCAGAAAAGTCAAAAAAGACTAACGAAGAAACAGAGGGTTTTAATTCGCTCGATGAGAACGCCAAGGGTTATGCCACTAAGACTAAAATTCTTGACGCCATCAAAAGTCTCTCACAAGAGCACGCCAAGAAGCACCCAAACGATTTCTTTATCGCGCACCACTCCGCGGAAAAGATAGGTCAAAAGGCGGGTGTTGGAGCCGACGCTGTGCATAGACACATGAAGCAAGGTGTGCAGGGATATGCGTCGAAGAAGCTGGCAGGCGGAAAAATGGGTTACCGTTATGTCGGAGAAGATCTAGCTGTTCCTTTGCTTGGTGGCAGAGATGATGATGAATCTGCTGAAATGGCCAAGACACAACTTCGTGCTATTGCAAATAAAGCACTTCATCTTGCTATGCAGCTCGGTGATGATCAAATGGTAGAACCATGGGTTCAAGCAAAAATTGCAGTAGCAAAAGATCATGTAACGGCTGTCCATGATTATATGATTTATGGTGATCATTCTAAAGATAAAGAAGAAGATGAACAAACTGCACCATATGAAGGTGGTATTGATATGTCAGGTGCATCAAGAAATAATACATATCCAGATTTTTCAGTTGATGTAGGAAGAAACATATGAGTGTAATAATTAAACCAATAGGTACGGAATCTATTTGCAACACCACAACATTTAGTTCATATGGTA